CATTGCAGTCCTGCCCTGCTTTAGCGCTTCAGGGAAAGTCCCCGTCACTCGCTGTGGTCTCCCCTTACGGGGCACCTATGCCGCATATTGGCCGTCTTGCCGCTTCGATTGTCACACGCTCATGCCCGCTTGAGGCCCCGCAAGCATTTCAAGCGCTTTCATCAGTCACGGCAAGGGGGACGCATCCCCACGCGCAGTTTTCAGCGGCCATTTTCATTTCCATGTGAGCCACGACGAACGGTCTCACATTGTCCGGGCGCTACCCGGCATCTGGTGCAGACGGCTGGGCTTGAACCAGCGCATACCTCCCGGCGCGGTGCTCTGCCGACTGAGCTACGTCTGCATATCCCCGGCATTCCGCCGGGGTCAGGAGGAAAGAAAGGATGGATGGAAAGAATGAGGATGCGGATATAACCCCGCACCCTCATTCTGACACATATTTTTCTACGCTTGCCCCGAATTGGGGGCAAAGACCAATTTTTTTTGCGATACTATAAAGGTTTACTCTCTCGCTCACCCTCGTCCCATGCAAGCTCATCCAAACTAACGTGGTAATGATTCGCTATCAGCTTCAATTGGCTGAGAGCCGGTTCGTTCTCCCCAGTTTCGTACTTCCGTAGCGTATCATGCCCGATCCCAATCAGCTCCGCTTTCACTCTCATGCTTTTAGCAGGCCGCTCAGATTCCCTTAACTTCCGCAGCCGTTCCGGGAATGTACTCACGTAACCACCTCACATAGCCGGAAATTCTCTACCACAGGTCCGCCCGCCGTTTCCGTCCGCACACTGACAAACCGGCCCTTTGGGTGGATGTAAATTACCTCTCCGCGCTGGAACGGATACAGCTGCTCATACGTTGGGTGCTGCCGCTCCAGCTGGGACGGTATGGACTTGAATCTGGCCCGAACCACCTGTCCAAGTTTCATGATTCCTCCATTTCCAGTAGCTTCACCAAGTCCCAGAACTTCCGCGCATCCAGCCCGGTTTCCGTCTTGATCTTGCCAAGCCGATAGATCACGCTGTTGTGGTGAATATCCATCTCTTTTGCGGTTTTCACGCAATTCATATCATTCTTCGCGTAGATGCGCAAAAGCGATATATCTTCCTTCTGCATAGTTACCTCCCATAACGGACCTTTTTCAAATCCTTGTATCTGTCCGGGAATGGGATCAACTTTGCCTTGTCCCGGATAATCTCCGCAAGCACCCGATCCATGTGCTCCTGTCGGACGTCCGCCTCTGGGTTCCGGCAGTCCAGCGCCGGTTTGTACTCGCGCTGAACGGCAACCCAGTTATGGGTGATCCGCATGATCCGGTCATAGCCCCAGCCCTCCGTCTGGTGGAGGGCCATCTGAAGCGTATCCATGGCGAATTGCATCGCCATCGCCGCCCCGGCGTTGAAGGTGGCGTCCAGCTCCGCCTCCCGCCGTTGCAAATACCCAGACTGTTTAGCCATTCCCGCCGTCCTTTCTCTCGCCGTGACTGCAAAAGCCTTCATTTGGCATGGCACAATTAAACAGTCCGCAGCCGCCAATCTCTCCGATTTCATCACCCATGTTTTTGTATATCCGATGCTTGCAGTCCTTGCACCGTGTCACGATCACGGCATCCACGGTGGGGGCGGTCGCCACACATACGTCCGCGAAAAACTTTTGGAGATCAGTTCCTGCCCCGCGCTTAATGCTTTCCGATAGCGTGTCTGCATCAATCAATCGCATCATTCTACACCTCCGTCATGCACCGTTGTGTATTTCCAAATCAACGTGTTCAGCCCTCTCAGCCCCTCCATGGTGATTAGGTCCTGCTCGCAGAGTTCGTCCCGCAGGCGTTCCAGCGCTTCGATTGGGGCCACGTCGGCGGCGGGAATACTATCAATTGCCTCTTTGCAGTCCCTTAGACATTCTCCTGCCCAATGATGAGCGTCATAGTTACACATAGCACCATAGTCAACAGGATTTATTTGCTCTATCTCGCGAATCGCCGCATCTCGCTTAATGTATTCAGCCATCCTCATCCCCTCCAAATTCCACCTCGTACTGTTCCGGCGTGATAATCTCAATATCCTTTGCGGAGTAGCCCAAGGTGTCGAGGCATATCAGCTTCGCCAGTTTGTCTTTGTCAAGGGCCGCCGCAGCGTCCTCATAGGATACGCCGGGTTTTGCCTCAAAGCTGATTTGAGCGCCAAACGCCCCAGCCACGCTAAAGCAGATTTTATATTCAGCCATTGTCAGCCCTCCTGTTTCAGCTCTTGCACAGTCTGGTGGATACGCTTCGCGCAGGCAGGGCATATTTCCCCCACATCCACTATGACATCCACTATGCCCGGGTTGCTTGCGTAGATGCTTGCGTTGCTCTCCACGCTGACCCTATAAGTATCCTGAATCTTGAATATTTCTTTTCCGCAGAGATCACAAAAACGCTTCGTCATGTTCTTTCCTCCCTCCTCCACCGGCATCCGTTACAGGCCCCCTCATGGGCCAGCGTGTAGTTTCCGCATTTCAGGCACAGTTCGTTCCGCAGGGCGGCGATCTCTTTCGCCTGCGCCTCGATCCGGTCAGCGGCTCCCGCCAGATCATCGCACAGGGTAATGAGCGTTTCCCACTCATTTGTCCGCGCCCATTCCGCGTGCTCACGCAGCGAATTTACGAGGTTTGTATCTCTCATAGTTCCTCCCTACATCTCTTCATTCAGCCAGCTTGCCCACGTCACCATGCGGGTATCATCGGCATTGGATAGATTCTCTGGGTATTTCAGATCAAGTGAGCAGCCCTTTGCTTCCAGCGCGTCATCCACGGCTTTTTCGATCAGCTCCCCCAATCTGGCTGCGTTTTTTGTGTAAAACTCAAAGTTTGTCATTCCTCAAACCCTCCAAGAACTTCCTGCCCCGGCAGAACACCGTCCTCCATCCACCAGTGGAATACATCCACACCGGTATCACCCATTCTAAAAATTGGACCACCCATTTTCCCCCGCCTTCTCCGCTCGTCCAGCATCCGATCAAACGCCCGGATATACGCTGCCTTGATTCGCGGATAGCGGGCAAACTCCATAGCCCTTGATTTTGACGCCATGGGACAGCCTACGCAGCCGACCCGGTGAAAGCCCTCGCAGTACAGCGGGTTCATGGGGATTTTTTCGACAGCGGCATAATCCAGCACATCATCGTCCTTCCAGTCGATGATCGGGTTTACCACCCGCGTTCCCTTCATCTGGCAGGTCTCGAACATCCGCCTGTCCTCCTCGTTATCGTTGGCAAGGATGAGACTTTTTTGACGATTGCTGTGCAAAACTTCCCATCCCCCCCTATTTTTTCGGCGCGCTGTGCTCTCCGCCCAGCGGACGCCGGTAGCGATAAACCGCCCTTTTCCGCCGCCCTCTTTCAGCTCCGCGCAGCAGTAGCGAACCACTCTGGTTGGCGGCATCAGCTTCCGGGGGATCAGGTTCCACATGGTCACGCGGCTTCCGTCCGGCTGGACGTGCTTGTCCACGGTACACTTCACGTTCTTTTCCTCCAACCGGCGGAACGTATCGTACACATGCCGCACCGTCTCCGGCGCGTCCGCCGTGGTCAGGCTGTGCAGCGCCTCAAACGGGATGCCGCTGGCTTGGGCCAGGTGCAGCAGCACGTCGCTATCCTTGCCGCCGGAATAGGTAATCACCAGCGGCTTCTGAAAGAGCCGCAAACTCATGTCCGACGCCAATTTCAGCCGCTCGATTGCGGTCTGCTCCAAGTCGCTCATAGGTCCTCCAATTCTCCGCCGCAGGCGGCATAGCCAGCCAGGTCGATCCAGTTATCTGCTTTGCCGTGGCCGGTGGCGATGCGGGCCAGCTTAAATAGACACATCATAGCCCCCACGTCAGCGCCGGTGATACAGACGTCGCCGTCCGGGTTGACGCATTTCTGCCGCAGATACGGCTCCCACAGGGCCGCGATCATGTTGAAAGACTTTTCCGGGCTGCCGTAATCCTGGTCCCGGTCTCCGCACACGCACTGCTTGGCAGCGGCTAAAATCTCTTCACGGGTCATTCCTCCACCTCCTGCATCCAGAACTCGCGGCGACAAATATCACAGCCTCTTCCAGTCGGGCAATGCCCGCGTAACGCTGTATCAACAAGGCATGGGTCTAAAGCAACGTTATGTGTGTTCGTATATATTGGCGCATTTGGAAACAGCTTCAAGAACTCGCTCTGGCGGGTTTTGATGGGGTGCTCGGCGGCCCACTGTTCCACGATAGCAACCATCTTTTCTGGGTCTTTCGGTTCACCCAGCTTATAGCACTGCGAAACCCCCTTGTATGCGGCGCAGTTTTCGCAGGTCATTTCGCCAGTTTGATTTGCCTCGCACATCCGTGCTCTTTCCTTCAAGAAATTTACAGCATCCATCATTCTGCCTCCTCAATTTCCACGCGGATCGTATCTCCGCTCCAAAATTTGTGTTCCACGGCGCGGAACCACTCAGGGTTGTCGTCCGACAAAATGTAGCCCTTCATCGCGTCTACAAAGGCTTTGCCCAGCGCGCCGTGATTGTCGATGTCCAGATTGTCATTCCAGAAAAACGTCACCTTGACGGGGTGATTTATCAGACGTTTTGTAATTCCTGCTTTTCGCATTGCCCAGTGGGCAAGCTCGTGCAGCTCTTCCGCGTCCTTCTTCCGCTGCGACCAGTGCTTCCCGGCGTAATACGCGTTCAGACCAAACCGCTTGTTCCACGCAGCTTTGCCGCGCTTTGTTGCCGGATAGGGGATCTCAAATGCAATCACCGCTTCTCCTCCTCACAAGTAAACAAACTGATCTGCGCTGTGTGTTCCGCAAAGCGCTTTTCCTGCGCCTGAAAATAGTGAGGGTCGATCTCACACCCAACAAAGTCCAGCCCAGCGTCCCATGCGGCGATCCGGCTCGATCCACTTCCTAAATGCGTGTCTAATATTCTGTCGCCCGCCTTTGCAAAGCGTGAGAATATCCACGCATACAGAGCGATAGGCTTTTGCGTCGGGTGGATTGTCCCGCCCTCGCGCGCAAGTTGCCCGCGGTTAATTATTACAACTCTTGTCGGGGTATCAAATGAGGAATAGGCCAGCTCGCAGTCACTCATAGTCAAATCCTGTTGGCCTTTGTACCACACGATCCAGCCTTTATGCCCATGTTCCAGCGCGGTGACAAAATAATTTGCACCCCATATAATTTGGTTCTTTGAAACACGCTCCAGCTCTCTAAAATACTCCAGAGGCGGTATGTGCGTGTCCCACCCCCTTTTTGCGTGTTCCTTTCGGTTATGCTTTGGGTTCTTGTTGATAGACAATTTTTGACCGTCTATTCCGATTCCATAAGGCGGGTCCACTACGGCCAGATCAAACGCCTTGTCCTGCAGCGTCCGCATATACTCCATGCAGTCTACGTTATAGGCTACGTTCACCGCTTCTCCTCCTTGCCATCGGTAATGACGCTAACCACCCGGACACGGCCCAGAGGCTCCAGCAGCATCGCCACCGCCTCCTTCGTGCCCTGCGTGTCTTCGCCGTAAATATCAATCACGATCCGCATCATTTCCCAGATCACCATCCAATTCCAGGTACGGCTGGAAGGATCGCATTTTTTTACCGCACCTTGCGCACTTGTAGTTATACATGGCATCGCAGTAGCAGCAGCCTGCTTCATCGTAGCTGTAATCAACTCCGGTGCGTTTCCAGTCATGTTGCTCGCATGGGCAAAGCCGTTCTTCCAGCTCTGCTGCTCGATAACTCAGCCGGACTATTTCTGCTTTCAAGCGCTTATTTCCAAACATTTTTCAATCATCCCCTCCTGAATTTTGGGCAGGCACGGACGCTGAAAGATTTCTCTACAAACTTCCCGCCGACCGTCCGTGTTGTGGCTATCGCATCCCATCCAGGAACCGGCTCAAACCGCGCCGACCACTCGCAGCCGCCGTATACATTGGCGCAGTCCCAACAGAGCTGCTGAGACTGGTACGTCACCTCCGGCGTCCTTGCCGCTTTCCATCTCCGGCATGGGCGCAACAGCTCGGCCAGCTTAAAATCTCCCGCCATCACACATACCCCCAAGCGTCCTCGCATTTGCAGCCGGGGCCTTTTGCGCCCTTACGGCCACCGCGATCCTGTTCTTTGGCAAGCCAGCGAGTAATGAATCCACGCACACCACGCGCCGTTTTCCGCTTCGCCGGGTTATTCAGGCACCATTCCCGCATCTCCCGCAACTGCTGTATCACGTCGACAGCAGGGTATACGCCTGCCCATTCCTGGCATTGCTCCTGCGACACCGGATATTCAGTGCCGTCATTGAGGGGGATGGAAACCACCGGCGGGGATGCCGTTTGCGGCTCGCCGCCTACTTCTTCTGGATTCTGGATTCTGGATTCTGGATTCTGGATTGGATTACGGGCGCATTTGCTTTCACCTGCTTGCAATTGATTGCAATTGATTTCAGATGTAATCAATCCGTCAGCAGGTGCCGGGAATTTGCTTACTTTGTTCCTCACCGTCTGGTGTTCGCTCCAGTTTGGAAAACACAGGTACGGTTCTCCGTCAACTTCATAGAGGATCACAGAGCCTATGGTCGCCAATTCTGCAAGCGTCTTACTGATCGTTCCCTCAGTCACACCTTTTCTGCGGGGAAATACAAAGCCTTTGAGCAATTCCGGGTCTGCGCTGCCGCGCCCATAATCATCAACGTAGGTGATCAGGTACGCCCACAATCGGAATTGGAAATCCGACATTGCGTTGATGCTTTTGCTCGTCCTGATACTATCCTTGATGATCCTGTTCGGCATTCAACCACCGCCTTAGAACGGGAGGTCCCCATCATCCTCAACCTCGCTGAAACCGCTCTGCGGTTCGCTCTGCGGTTCGCTCTGCACCGTGTCGCCGCCGTCCCGCTTGGAATCGCCAAAGTATACGCTGTCGGCCACGATCTCGGCACTGCGGCGCTTGTTGCCGTCCTTGTCCGTCCAGTCACGGATCTGCAGGCGGCCCTCCACCACGGCCATGCGGCCCTTAGAGAAATACTTGCTCGCAAATTCGGCTGTGTTGCGCCATGCCACCACATCGATAAAATCCGTTTCCTTCTCGCCGGACTGGGACTTGAAATCCCGATCCACCGCCACGGTGAAGGATGCGACCGCCGTGCCGCTGTTGGTGCGGCGCAATTCAGGGTCACGGGTCATCCGGCCCATCACAATAATTCTGTTCAGCATGAAATAGCTCCCTTTCTGTAAATCATGTCCTCCCGGTTCCAATCCGGGTAAAATGCTTTCATATACGCCACCAGCCGCACATAGATGCGCTCTCGGTCTCTTAATGGCCCCTCGTCAAACAGGCGGTGGCAGCGGGGGCAGAGGGTTGCGATGTTCTGCTCGATCCCTCTGCCGCCCTGCGAACGCCGTACCACATGGGCCACAGGCGCGCCTGCGGGAGACCCGCAGATCACGCACTGGTGATTGTCCCGTGCCCATACAACAACCTTCACGGATTGCGGAATGGACGTCGCCTTTGTCATTTTGTGCATCCCCATTCCTCCATCATCCCTGCCAGCTTGTCCGGAGGCAGGGTCTCAATGTCTTGCTCCTGGCAATCCTGCACCGCCATATCGATCAAATGTGACATTTGCCGGGTGTTGTAGGTGCTGGAGCCGTAATACAAAATCACGTTGGTGCAGCCGGGGATCCTGCTTGCCATGGTATCCGTCTGCCAGCCAAGCCCATTGTGTTCCCACCCGTTCCGCAGCTTTTCCACGGCTGAATCGATCACGCAGACCATTTCATGATTGCCGCCGATCTCCCGAATGTATCTCCGGTAAATATCCGTCTTGGGAATTCGGATCTTTTCGGCCAGCCGATCAACCAGAACCCAGAAGTACGCATTCGCATCGAGGCTCCGCTTCTCCCGGTGTTCTTTGATCTCCACGTCATAGACTTGACCCTCTTTCAGTGCGCCAAGCACCTGCCGCGCCTTGTTGGTCTGGATGCACAACCAATCACCGGCGGCATCCATCGTCCAGCGGAACGATGTGGAATTAACCCGCTCCATAAAATTCCTCCATGCTGGGCCAATGCCCTGTCCGCAAGCATCTTGCCAAATACTGAAGCCTTGGCAAATACGCGTCTCTCACCCAACGCTCATCATACTGGACTTCATGGCTGGATAATCGCCGGGTGTCCACCGCAATAAAGTAATTCTGCATTTCGGCCTCAGTCAAACGGTATGCCACAATATTGCATCGCTTCCGATGTCTCCAAAAACCGTAGCCGCTGGCAAACATTTCAACCTGGCATTGTTGCCAATATGCTTTGCTGACCTTAAATACCGGTTTCCCGTAGGTTTTTACCTCAATGATCGTATCCGGAAACTCACCGTCATAATTTACCCGCAGCCGATATCTCCGTATTCGGATTTGCCTGTCCATCGTACTTACGCCGATTGCAGACAAAATCCGATGCTCATAGGCCGTCCCTGCCTGCATTGCTGGCGTTGTGAAATGGTCTGTGCGTACACCTATCTTTTGCAGCCACCAGCGGCGAAACGTCTCTGTGTCCCACCGGCCCATGATGATTGCTGTGTCTGACGCGCCAAACCATCCGCTCCGGTCATGGTTGTGGATCATAGCCGCATCACAGCCTTTTCCAGCTTATCAATCGTTGCGAAATATCCAAGCATTGTGCCTAACTGTTTTTCGTTGATATTCAATGCGTGCAGCAGATCTTTGTGGTCAAGGCCCCGCTGCTCTTTTGCCGTAATGAGCCGTTCCAGTCTCTCCTTGATGGCCCAGATGCTATGGCGGCTCAAATCATCCTCGCCGTCATCCGCATCAGATTCCGCCCATAAGTCAAATCCAAGACCGGTTCTGATGGCAACGCCCTTCACAAATGCTCTGGCAAGGGCATTGTTGATCCGTAGCTGGTTCAGCGTGTCAGTGTAAACCACCAAAGATCCATTCAGAAGCGGCGTATCGTATACAAATTCCAAATCGTCAATGTGGATCAAGACCCGCACAAACCAGCATTCCGTATCCCGCCCTTTGCTGGTGGACACTTTTGCTTGGGGCCAAAGATAAGTGTGAGTGGTTGGACACTCCACCGGCGCATACCACACATCATTTGCTCCGTTTTCGTGCAGTAGCTTCACACATTTGCCCCAACTCAAATACGGGACTTTGATTGTCTTCCCGTTTTCGTCTTTGGCATCCCGCGTATCGCATTGTGGACGCACATCGATTTTAATTAACTCGTTAAATGATTTCAGTGCCATTTTCTTTCCTCCTATATCTCGCAAACCGCACAGTCTCGCCATAGCGGTTCTTCTGTGTGACCGTCTCCACGTCCAGCGCCACGCCGTCCCGCCGCAAGTCAGAGACCCGCGCCGTGAAATTGGCGATGCCGCACTCGCTCATGGCCTCGGCCCGTGTGATGCTGCCGTGTTCATCCAGATACTTCAAGATCCGCTCACACTGGTTCATATCAGTCCTCCGGGATGTCGATGATCGCGATCCCCATGGCCCGCGCCACGGCTTCCGGATCGCTGTCAACTTCATCCTTGAGCCAATCTTTCGCGCACTCCGGGCAGTAGCACTCGCCGTTGATCAAAAACCCCGGAGCCACATCGTCAAACGCATTGGGGTTCATGACGATGGAACATCTCGCGCACACCGGATAGATCTTCATTTCCACGCATCCCCTCTCTTCCACGCTTTCGTGGCGTTGGATTGCTGGGCGTAACCCGCTGTGATAGCGCCGCAGGTGGAACACCGTACATAGTGCTTAAATGGTGCGTCCATGGACTGCACCCGCTCACCGCTGTCCATGCCGCAGACCGGGCAGAGATCCAGCGGAAAGCGCTCATGCCGGTTCTTTCTGTTCATCGCGCGCTCACCACCATGTACGCAATGGTGATCAGAAGCAGGGCCAGAAAACTCATAAAGCCCATCCATGCGGAGGCGTCCGCCTTCCGCTGCTCTCTGGTGCGCCGGTCATGCTTTCTCATGCGGATTCCCTCCTTCGATGAAATCTACAACCTTGAATACCCAAGTGGCCGCATACGCCACGCCCAGGATCATAAAAAACAGGTTCCAGCTCATTGTTTGATGTCCCCCTCTTTGGTGTAAACACCGTCAAACTCAAGGCCATGCTCCCTCGACCAGATCTTGCCGAACTCCGTCATGATCTTCACCGGGTCAGGCGGAGACACCCAGATCACCCGGTATTCGATTTTTCGTTTCTTCGCCATTGCCTTTTCCTTTCCCCTGTGCTAAAATAGCGACAGGATACATATCTGAGCCTAAGATTTGTTCCGCCGCCCTGCCCGGTCTGCAACACCGGACGGGGCATTTTTTATTCCCCATCGCTGGATTCGAACAGTTCGTCCACCGTCACGCCGTACATCCTCGCCAGCTTCTTGTGGTACTTCCGTGCCGGTCGCCAGTTACCCAGCTCCCAATGCGTCACACAGGACAAGTCCACATTCAGTTTCTTTGCTACCTGTGCACGGGTCAGGTTGGAACGTTCTCGAAGTTCCTTCAATGCCAAGTCATGTGCCCTCCTTTCGGTGTGAGAATTCATTGACTGCGGCAGAAATATGTGGTATGGTAAGCATGGGAGTTAAACTACGCGCCAAATGGCGTACTCTGTTGCAGAGGGGTATTCCATTTAGCAAACGAGTTCGCTTCCAACCGCCCCGAAGTTTGTTGCAGAGACTTCTGGGCGGTTTTTTATCTCTGCCGCAGTCAATACCCGCCGAAACCTCATGAATGTGAGAAATCACGCTTGACACGACCCGGAAAGCGTATTACAATGAAATCGCCAAAAGACATTGCAAAAGCCGCTTTTATGGGGGCTGGTTTTCGTGTACCCTTTTCCGGTGGGCTTAGGTATATGATACCTCACATTTAAACCGTTTGCAATACCTAATTGGTTTAATTAAACCGTTTTGTATGGTTGCACAAAATTTGGGGGCTAAATATGGATATAACGCTAGAGAGAATGTTGACTTTAATCCCCAAAAAAGAAAACGGAAACTTTAAGCACGGAGCATTGTCTCAATTTGCACGTTCGATAGGATTTAAGGACGGTCACATTGTTTCTGATTGGATTGCCGGGAATTCGGAATCATACAAGAATTACATCTACCAAGTCTCGGCACTATACCACGTATCCGTTGAATGGCTCCAGGGCAAAACGGAAGATAAGAGCATAAAAGAAACCCCCGATCCGAAGATCGAGGGT